TAATGGCACTTATGACTTGACTTGCAACGGAGAATGTACTCAATGTGGCAATTGTTGCAGTAACTTACTTCCTATGACAGAAGATGAAATTACAACAATCCACAAGCACATAAAGAAGCACCGCATTAAGGAACACAGGCATAATTATCCGACAGCTACACCAACAATGGATATGACTTGTCCGTTCCTTAATGATGATAAGTCAAAAGAAAAATACGAGATTTATTCAGTCAGACCTAGGATTTGCAGAGAGTTTATCTGTTGTCCGAGTAAAAGACCACCGATTGATGATTGGGGTTACAAATTAAAGTGTAAGACAGTTGATGTCAGAAAGGAGTTTTTTAAATGAGAGTAATATCACAGGACGGAACAATAGATGTTCCTTATGAAATGGTAGTTATTCAGAAGTTCAGAAATGCTATTTATTTTTTGAACCGTAATTTATCAGGAGTAGAAGACTTGATTAACGACATTGAGTTAGCTGAATATTCCACAGAAGAAAAGGCAATTAAGGCTATGGAAATGCTTAGAGAAGTATATATCGGTATGCCGATTGTAATGCAGAATGTTGATATTTCAGACGATGTGAAAAAGGAATTTGAAAGATTAAAGAAATGCGGCGTTATGGTACGAGTTGAAAATCAGCCGTCAAAAGTAGAGTGTGTTAGCAATACTATCTTTCAGTTCCCACAGGATGATGAAATCGAGGTGTGAGTATGGCAAAACACACAATGCAAGAATTATACCAATGGCAGGCATTACCGCTGAATATCAAGGTTTTAATGACGGCAGAGAGAATAAGGAACTGGGTAAATGAACACGGAAATATGAATATTAAGTATTAAAGGAGTGAAATGTAAATATGAAACAAAATCCAATAATAATTGCGTGCGAATCGTGCGGAAAGCCACAGCAAAAAGATGAATCACGTTCTAACGAAAATTGGAATGTTTATGACACAAAAGCTGTTTGTGAGTGTGGTGGAAAATTCAAAATAATGTTAAGAGAGGATGCAGAAAAATTAAGGAATGAAACTTAAATGTATAGCAACAGGAAGTACAGGGAACTGCTATACCTTAACTTCCAGCAGCGGAGAAACACTTATCCTTGATTGCGGAATACCGATTAAGGAAATTAAAAAAGGCTTGGATTGGAACATAAGAAATGTGGTTGGCTGCATAGTCAGCCACGTTCATTCAGACCACAGCAAGTCAGTAAAGGATTTTAAAGCTATGGGAATACCAGTATTTGCCCCATGCATAAGCGAAAAACCTATGAAAATTGGTAATGGAGATTTTAGAGTACAGGCATTTGACCTAACAACGATAGACGGAAGTTGGACACACACAAACGCAGACGGTAGCGAATGCCCTTGCTTCGGATTTTTAATCACTCACCCGGAAATGGGAAAAATGCTTTACATCACTGACACAGAATTGATTAAGTGGAAGTTTAAGGGCATAAATCACATTTTACTCGGTGTGAACTACGACAAGGATTTAATCGGCGGGGATAACGCAGGCAAAGCTAATCACGTTTTCAGAGGTCACTTATCCATTGACACGGCTTGCGATTTTGTTAAAGCAAATCATTCAGACAGCTTGCAGAACGTCATAATGTGCCATCTATCAGGTGAAAATTCTGATAGAGATAGTTTTATTGAGAAGATGAAAAAAGTTGCTTGCGGGGCAAATGTGAGTGTTGCAGAAGCCAATAAAGAATTGATTCTAAAAAATCCGAATGAATGTCCGTTTTAGAAAGGAGTAAACAAGCATGAAAGTTAAAGAATTAATTGAGGAATTAAGCAGATACAATCCTAATGCAGAGGTTGAATGTACATATAGCAATGATACGTTTAACATTAATGAAATTGTGGATAAAACGTTTGCAACATTTTATCCTACGGTACTTATAGAGCTTGAAAATCAAAATTTGAAAGGAAACTAGAAAACATGATTAAAGGCAGAAAAGTCTATGACCCACTGACAGATACTTGGAGTACTGGATATTGGATTGTGGACGACAAAGGAAATTATTACCCGGTGTGGTAGAAAGGAGCAGAAATGAATATCGATGATTTTATAAAACGTGCGAAAGAAAAAGCAGAAGAATATAAATATCGTGCGAGATTTTTTGAGAGCAGTAATCCCATGAATACAGCTTGCATTAAAGTCGCAAAAGGCCATGAACAGTTAGCTGAATGGCTTGAAAAATCCAAGGAATATCAGCAGCTAGAGAAACAGGGAAAGCTAATCAAGATACCGCTTGAAGCGTACTGCATTGTGGATTTTGAAGTACGAAAAGGCTTTGTATTAGAGGAAACATATCATATGAGTAGAAAACCTTTGCTAGTTGTTCGATATGATGATAACACTCTCAAAAGCCATAGTGGATACTTAGGAATTTCGGTATTCCTCACAGAATCCGAAGCAGAAGCAAAACTGAAAGAATTGAGAGGTAGAGAAAATGAAAGTAGTAATTGACGTCCCTAAAGATTTCACAGGAGATTATATTGTTGACAAATTCAAAGATTTATTTTCAAGGGTTATTGCAGATATTGATTGCAAAGGTATGTGTGGTAGATACGAGAAAGAAATTGCTGAAATGTTTTTAAAAGCATTTGATGATAGCGAAGAAAAAACTTCTTGCAACTGCCAACGCAACAGCAATCCAAGAGATAATGAGCCTTGTTGCAGATGTGATAGCAGAAAGACCAATGCCGACAGAATAAGGAATATGTCGGATGAAGAGTTGGCGGAGTTTC